CAGAGATAATTAATAAGAGTACCTAATGTCTACATTTAATAAGTCAGGCATGTCTAGCTATATGCAGAAACAAAGAGCAGAACTATATATGGAAATATATCAGTATGCGGCTGAAGACTTCTCTGCAGTATCTGATTCTAAAATTTATGAGCAAAAAGTAGAAACCTTCTGTAATGAAGTAGAGCGTAAGCTCACAGCTCTAGGTAGTGCATTGAGGAAACATACACATCCCATAACTCCTCATACACATAGTATCCCTCAACATACACATCCAGAGACACCACATACACACATTTCAAGTGCACCTGGTAGTACCACATCGGTACAAATAGGTTCATACTCTACGGCTGCTAGTAGTACTCCCAATACGTTACCTAACGCAGTTCTAGATACACAGATAGCAAACAATGCAGCTTCATTCACATGGAGACGCACAATAGTACCTTCACCAGCAGTTAATACAACTGGTGCTATATCTAATATAACTCAGAATAAGATTATAATATCTGTAGATAAAGAAGGTATCACAAAAAATCTAAGGGCTAAGAAAATAGCCATACTAAACACACCTGACGTTCCACCAAACCTAAGGATAGCGGCGACAATATAAATTATGGATAATTTTACACCGACTACATCAGAAACAGATATGGGTGTTTCAGAAGCACTGCTTCATGCTCAAAGGATAATTGATGCATTCTCAAAAGCATTAGAGAACGATAATTGTCTTCAGGTTATACCTATTGCAATGTTTGCTCAGGCTGATGAATATGAAGCACTACTAACAGAACTATCTGACGACATGAAGACTTCAAGTAATGTCTCTCAAGACGTTGATGAAGTAGAACTTGGAACCACTGGGTCGAATACCTCTAAGCCAGACCAGGTAGCAAACTCAATAACATCCTCCGTAAGAAGAAGAATGCAGGACGACTGTATTAATTGTGATCTGGGAGAGTTACCTAGCTTTGATATGGATAAAGTATTCGGAGATATATGGGGCAGCGTGAGTAAGTTCATAGAAGACATAAAAGCCTTCTTCGATGTAGATAGACCTAATTTTTGTCAGTTCACCTATATGCTATCCTTCGTATGTATACCAGATCTAATAAAGATACTTGCCATAATACTAGCAGCTATACTTAAACTTATGTCAGGACTACTATTAGCATCCTTCTCAATACTATCTTTTATAATGGGTATAATAGGTTCAATAATATCATCACTACTAAAGTTTATTGTAGCACTAGTTAAATATGGCCTAAGTCCAGTTGGATGTTTATTAGAGGCAATAAGATCTATTGTTGATAATATACCAACTACATATAATCTTAAGGATCAGCTAACAGCAGAGGAATTTAAGTTATTAGGCATAGAGGAAGATAACCCAGAAGACTATAGCGGAGTGGTTAGTAAACTTCATAATGATGTTAAGTCCACCGGTAGAGGTATGACTGACTCAGCTAAGAAAACATTTGAGCAAGCAGCATTAGTAATTGAGTCTAGTGCAGCATCTCTACAGTCTTCAATAGAAGACCTATTAGGTGTTAAAGATTATCTACTATGTGAGCCACAAAGAAGTGGAAACAATATTGTAGAAAAGGCAGAAGCATTATTTCAACTAATAATGGTTAGTAATCTACTTATGGCTATGATAGAAAACAAGTCTAAGGCAACAGCTCTAGATGAAATATGTAGAGAGCAGGACAGTGATTATAGGTCAGTTAATAGAAAAACTAAGCCATTCACAACTGATGATATAGCATCTGTAATAGGTGATGCCTTTAATTCTACTACTACCATAGTAGAATCTAAAGACGAAGACATAGCTATATTATTAACTCCAAATGAAGGACCTTCAGCTAATCCAAGACTAAGCTTCTTTGAATGCTCTATGAATGAGTTTATAAAGAATGCTCACATGGATCCAATAATTAATAATGCCATACAGGTAGCTGAAGACGTACTTAAGGGTGAAGGCCTTGATCCAAGAGCTACCAAGTCTCCTAGGACAAACATAGATGATCTAGTAGTAGCTGACAATCAGCAGGTACTTATATTTGGCCAGAACGAGAACAGTCTTGATGCTGAGATAAGTAGAATAATAGAAGAGGTGCTTACATTTAATACTACCGATGATGTATCATTCAGAAGAGCTATATCAGAGAAGCTAGAGTCAGACACATTGCCAACTGAATACCAAACACCAAAAAGAAGCAGTACTATAACAACTAATCCTACTGCAGAAGCTAAGGCTAGACTTAATGCAAGAGATCCTATAGATCTTAATGTATCTGGTTTCTCTGGAAATATAACTAATAAACCTATACAATTAAACTGTGGAACCATAGATAACTTAAGGGACACACTAGATCTATTAAAAGAGTAGGAACTAAATGACTAACATTATACACAAGACAAACTATAGAGCTCTAAGTAAGACATCAGATATAAGTGATGAGATTAAGAGTCTCACCTTACATAGGGTGAGGAATCCTACGACTTCATTTTTTGCTAATAGTGGAAGGTATGGTAACAAGAACTTCATAAGACATGAATATGATCTGTATGAATACGGAAGAATAATTGATACTGAAGCATTAGTATCTAGAGCGTTCCAAAAGAAGAAGACACTTGTATTTAAGCAAGGCTATGAGATAACCAGTAAGAATGCAGAGAACTTAGCATACGTTAAGAGAAGACTAGATGAGATAGCATACGTATCTAGAATACCTTTCAGAAAGCTCCTAAGAGAGACAGCTAAGAATATAATTACTTTTCATAACGCTTACATAGTTAAGGTACGAAAGAAGTCGGCTTCATCTGGTAAGATGAGATTATATAGAGGCGTTAAAGAAGTAGAACCAATAGCGGCATGGTTCAACTTAGCTCCAGAAACTATAGAAACCAAGATTAATGAATCTGGTGAAGGTAAGAAATTTAGACAACATATAACAGGTAATAAGTATAGGGACTTCCCTGAGCACAATATTATTCATGATGCCTACGATAAGCGTACAGGCTACACAATGGGAACACCTCCATTAGAGGCTGTTAAGGATGATATTCTAGCATTAAGAAGAATAGAGGAATCTGTAGAGACTTTGATATATAAGTCATTATTTCCTATAATACATGTGAAGGTTGGTACCGATAAGAATCCAGCTAGAACTATGCCCAATGGAGTATCTGAAGTTTCAGCTGCTACTCAGCTTCTAGCTAACATAGAGGATAATGGTGGATTAGTTACCTCTGAAAGAGTTGAGGTTAATGCCATAGGTTCAGAATCATTAGCACTAAGAGTAGAATCATATCTTGATCACTTCAAGAAGCGTGTTTATGCAGGCTTAGGAATGTCAGGTATTGACTTCGGTGATGGAGATACAACAGGTAGAGCTACAGGTGAAGTGCTTTCAGCATCACTTGCTGATTCAGTAATTGATTATCAGGTAGAAATGGAAGACCTTATAACAAGAGAAATGTTTGATGAGCTTCTATTAGAGACTGGCAAATATGCTCACCCATTTGAAATATCAGCCGAAGATAGAGTGTTCTTAACACTTAGAAATACAAGTACTGATGAGATGATTAAGAAAGAAAGTCATGCACTTAATATGATGAACTCTGGCCTTACACTACATAATGAAGCTAGAGAATTCATAGGTAAGGAACCTCTAACAGAAGAGCAGATGAGGGAAACATCTGGCTATAGAAGTCAGAAGTATATGGATGAACTAGAGGTCAATAGACAAAATCAGATCAATGAGTTCCAGGCTGAGCAACAGATTAAAATAGTTAAAGCTACACCAAGACCAGCAGGGGCGAGTGGAGGATCATCTTCTACACCTAAGAAGTCTAGTTCAAGTAGTTCTACAACTAAGAAGACTAAGTCTGGAAATACAAAGACTAAGAATACTAAAGCACAAGGTGCTAAGAAATCTGCAGCTAGTATAACTAGTCCAAAGAATAAGAAGACAAGGGACTATATTTCTACCTCTCTAATTAGATCTATACAAAATGGTGAAAGCCTAGATAGAATATCTATTAAGGCAATGAGATTATTCTCAGACTATTCTGTAGGAAGAATGACTAGTGGAATTATGGATTCATCTGAATATATGGACGAGAATCTAGAAAGAGAAGTTATGAATGCAGTAACTAGAATGTGTGATGACTTAAGTTCTAAGTCACTTAATACTATTAAAATAACTACCATCGTAGACAAAACTATTGACATATTAAACGTTTATGTAAATAATGTCCTTATAGGATCTAAATAATGAAGAACAAATTTAAAATAACATTAAAATTAAATGACGCCGATTATACTAGGTTGATGGATGCATCTAAGGATTCAGACATTAAAAGTATTAAGGTTAAAATAGAAGCTTCTCATTCTGGTATAGTAAATGCTAATAACTTTTTCTATACCCCACATGGAATGAAATCAGGAGTTAAGTCATTTGTAGAGCCATACAGTAAGCCTGTAATGGTTGCTCATGACTCTAATGCAGATGCTGTAGGTAGAGTACTTAAGGCTAAATATATAGACTACCCTGAAATAGTAGCAGACGTTAAAGACGTTAAAGACCCAGTAGATGGTGTCGATGCTATACTAGATTTCGTCAAGAAGAATAAAGACTTCAAGAAGAAAGGATACAAGGGTTTAGGTCACGTGGAATTAGTTGCTGAAATAACTGATTCTGAAGCCATCGAAAAAGTGATGGATAAAAGATATCTAACTGTCTCAATCGGAGGTGGTGTCGACAAAGCGGTTTGTAGTATCTGTGGTACAGATAAAATGACCCAAGATGACTCTACTGACTACGAAGATAGGTGTAACCACTGGAGAGGCGAAACATATGATGGCGAAAAAGCTTTTCTTATAGGTGGCAAAATGGAGTTTAATGAGGTATCATACGTCAACACTCCAGCAGATAAAAACGCTGTCAGTGAAGTAATCAACGACGAAGCTAATCAAGAAATTTTCTCTAACGGGAAATTTGAGATTCTGGACTTTGAAGTAGAAGAAAAAAAAGGAGTTAATAAATTGAAGAAAAAGTTAAAGGATATTCTTTCGGACAAGAGTATTGTTTCCGACACTTTAAAAGCTCTAGGTCTTAATAGTTTTGCTCTAGAAGATGAGC